GGCAATACCCACATGGATAAAGAATTACAAGCTTTTCAGAAAAAAGCAAACAGAATGGATTCACATCCAAGAGATCAATTTGCTAAAGCTTTAGAAGCTGATGTTGGAGAGGAAGCATATGATTATCTTATGGGAACTTATGCTGAATCATTTAGAGCTAAAGGTAATAAAGTTGTAAATGAAGGTTTCTCCCCTAAAGAAATTAAAATGGCAATCGGGGTTGCATCAGATAAGAGATATGCTGGTGGAAACATGACGGGTGCTGTTAAAGCAATTGATAAAATCAAAAAGGGTTTATCTGGTCATCCACAAGTTGCAGCTGTTCTGAAACGACAGAATGAAAACATAGAAGAAGCTCAATCTGGTGGAAAAGAAGAATACCAAAAGTTCTTTAACGCTGCACTCAAGAAGTTCAAAGTTAAATCTCCAGCAGAACTAAAGGGAGAGAACAAAAAGAAATTCTATGATTACATAGATGCTAATTGGGAAGGCGACAATGAGAAAGCAGAAGGTGCTATGTCTCAGGTTCGTGAGTTCAAAATGACAAGTATGAAAGCTGCCCTTGCAGATATATGGGGCATGAAAGAAGGTAAAAATCCTTTCAAGAAAGAGGAAGAAGAGGAAAAACCAGTTATTACTAAAGGTGGAAAGACTCTAACAGGTAAGAAACCAGCAAACATAAATGTAAATCCTAAAATAGACAAAGAAGCATAATGTTTGATGAAAAATTTAACGGAACTGATAAAACCTTCAAAAGAGGATTTGCCAACTATATATTGTGATATGGATCAGGTTTTATGCGACTTTATTGGCGGTGCAGAAAAGATTATAGGAATACCTTTTGCACAAGCAAACAAAGAGGATAGGTGGGAAAAGATTATAAGCACTAAGGATTTTTGGGCAAATCTAGAATGGATGAAAGATTCAAAAAAATTGTATCAATTCATTTCTAGATATAACCCAAAAATCTTATCTGCATCTAGTAGAAGAGATGTTAATTCTAGGCCAGGCAAAATGAAATGGTTGAGTAAAAACACTAAAATAAAACGTAGTGATACAAAACTAGTTAATAGAGCAGATAAACAGAAATTTGCAACTACTGATGGAAAACCAAATATATTAATTGATGACTTTAAGAAAAATATTATAGAATGGGAAGCAAAAGGTGGAATAGGCGTACATCATACAAATGTAAGTAAAACTATTGGAGAATTGAAGCGTCTAGGGTTTAAATAAGATAAATAGATATATAACACATTCTCAAGAATAAGGAGAGAAATAATGAGCTTATGGGGAACAACAACGGCAGATGGCGATAAACCAAAGTTTCTGCCAGTAGATAGTAATGCAGCCGGTTCAACTGGCGCAAGAGAACATCTTATTGCATCTAAAAGTGGTTGGGCATTAGCGCCTGGCCTTGCTGCATCAGGTAATGATAATACAAGCGCACAACCAGAAATATTGGTTTGTGTTAAAAACCTTGCTGAATTTATGGGTTCTGCTTCAATTATTGGTATTGATTGGACAGACGCCACAGTCGGTAATGTTGGATTATTTGATATCACAGTATCATTTGATGAGGCAGTTGACGTAACGTCTGCCGCTTGGTCAAATAACCAAGTGGTTTCAAACAAAGCATACATTCTGTTAGATCGTTTAGGTGTCACAGATATGGTTTCTGACAGTACAATTGCTGCTCAGTACTTCTCTGGTTCTGGAACTAACCAATTAGTCTTTAGAGGTAGAGTTACTACAAACGCTGCTGCTGGATTTATTGGTTTCAATGGTTCTGGTGTCGGTGATGACGCTTTTAGTACAGGAATTATCTTTAATGGTAGTGCTGCACTAGACGAAGAAAATGGTGATTCTGCACTTGGTATTCGCCAAGAAGCAGGAACAGCTGCCGCACCTACATTTGGTGATGCATTAATTCTTGACAGTACTGCTGGTGGTGTTATGACTACTAACGGTGCGGTTACTGCATCTACAACAATTGTCGTTGATGGAGTTGCTTCTGATGCTTCTACTGCTATTACCATTGGACAGGTTGTTACAGTAAAAACTGTAGCTACAGCATCTATATCTGATGCAGATGGTAACACAGGAATTAGTACAGATAATACACTTACTGTTACTGCTGTTGGATCACAAACTTCATTTACGGTTTCTGAAGCAGTTACAATTGCAACCGATATAGTCTTGTTGTTCTCTACAAATGCTGGTGATGAGACAATTGCAGACGGTATTAGTATGACAGTCGCAGGGCCTACATATGCAAGTCGTTCTGATATTACTACAATTGCTAGAGTAGGTGAAACATTAGGTGGAGACATTCTTCTGGAACAAGGGGCGCAAGATACTGGTAGAGATACATTACTAATTGATGCTACTGATAATTCTTCTGCTAATGAAAATGATCAGATTGATTTAGAAGATAAAACATCTGGTATTGCAACATATGTACAAGCTGGTACAACTGATGGTACTGCGTATGTATTGAATGGAATAACAGTTGCAGCTGCTTAATAAATCGTTATAAATAAACTTGTAACATATGAATAAGGTGAGGTGAAAATGATTACTAAAGACAGTCTTAAAAAAAGAAAAGAAGTTCTTTTAAAAGATATAAATGATGTTAAATTACGAGCAGCAGAATATGAAAAGAAAAGAATAGAAGATGTTGCGTTGTTGAATGGACTTTCGGGTGCATTTCAACAATGTGAAATCTTTCTAAAAGAGTTAGATAATGACGAGTCAGAGATGGCTAATGATGTAGAGAATAGTCCAGAAGAGGATTAATATCTACAGTAATATTCCTACAATTTCGTAGGTTTATATAAAGGAGATGCTATAATGGCTGATAAGAAAATCACGGCGTTGACCGATCTATCAACAGGTATTGCTGGAGCAGATTTGCTTCATGTTATTGATGATCCTACTGGAACACCAATTAATAAGAAGGTTTCGGTGACTAATTTCATCAACAACCTTCCTTCATTCATAGGGTTCGGAAACTCTGTGGAAAACATAAATGATGGACAGCAAGCTGCTGTGTCAATCACACACGCACTAACTTTGCTTGGTTCTAGTGGTAGCAACACAGCTACTACTCTTGCTGACGGTACAGTTATTGGACAGCTTAAAGTGATCATTCATGACATCGATGGTGGTAACTCTATCCTCGCAGTCACAGATGCTCTTGGTTATGCTGATATCGATTTTGTTACTGCTGGTGATACCGCAATGCTAATGTGGTCAGGTGCAACAGGTTGGGCAATACTTAGTTCTGCTGATATGTTGTCTGACGCTACTGCATCAGGTGCTGGTGAATTGGTTGATATCTCTAACGGTTAATAGTTAGGATATATTAATCATTCCGATTAAGGGGAGAGGGAGTTCTCTCTCCCCTTTCTTTTGATGAAGGAGTTAACATGAAACAAGTTTTACAAGAAATTGTTGAAACAAATGCAGAGGAAGAATTTGAATTTCCTATTGCTAAAAAACAAAAACTAAATAAAGCAAGAGTGTTAGAGGAAAGATTGTTAGACGAACTTCCCTCTGATGATGCTGGAGAAGAAAATGAAACAATTTAAATCGTTTATTGGTGAAAACACACGTACAGGTAATGCTGGTGTTGGAACTTCCCAGCAAAATTTGGCTGTGGATCAGAATACAAATATGTCTGCTTTAGGCAACCCAGAAGTTCAAAAGAAACTTAATGCGTGGGTAGGTTCTATAGCAGGTAACTATATATTACCAGAAGAAGCAATCAGTAAGTTGAGAAGCTCTTTGTCAAAAATTGGACTGTCATTTAATGCAGTTCCAGTAATGGAAGGTGAAAGTGGAACTCATGAAATGCCCCTAAGTTTATTTGGTGGTCGATTTGGTAAAAGTGTAACTACTCCTTATGATGAATTTGAAGAAGACGATGGAATTTCTCATCAAGTAGAAGGTGGACTTAAACTTGTAATTGGCTATGAAATGCAAGAGGACAATTCATGTAGGTTAACTGCTTCTATAAAGTAGTATGTATGAAAAAATAACGAGCGACAATATCATTATGTTTGCAATTAAACATTATGACAACCCTCAATGCGAAGGGGAAAGAGAATTTCATGATGATATGAAGAGGTTTAAATATATTAAACGTCTTTTACGGAAACATAAAGATTCTGGTATACTTAAAGAAAGACTTCTTTTAAATCATGTAATTGTCTTAAATAATTTATTTGGTGCTGAGGCTTGTGTGACCCTACTTCTCTTTAAGATACAAAGAGAATATTGGTGTACGCTCAAGTCTTTTTTATTATTCTTAAACATAATTAGAGATGATGAGTTAAAAGATGTAATAGAGAGCCAAGAGGTTCTAGAAATTTTAAGGAAACTATAATGGGCCGCGCGGTAGATTTATTTGTCACATATAGGTTTTTAAAACTACTGACTACTCCGTTCAATAAAACTGATGCGTTCAAGTTTGGTATTATTGACAAAGATGGTAATCGGTTAAAGAACGAAGATGGTTCGGTAGAAGTTCTTAGAACTCCTGACGAGAAAGGTGCATATACCATACTGCACAAACTCATATTCAATATTAAAAAACTGTTTGGAAAAGTTCCTGGCCTTAGAACAAAGGTTGGTACATACGCTGCAGCATTATTTCTTCTCAAAGATACTTTCAAGGAACACGTTGAAGACCCTGATATTTTTGAAAAGGAATTTATGAAATATTTGAAAGAAGAGGGTTATGAATTAGACAACTCAATTTCTGAAGATGTTATTGGATTTGGTGAAATATTGCCAAAAGGAAATTATGTTCTAGTCAACGATATTCTAAATAAAGAAGAAGAGGAATTATCTGCAAAGAAGGGTGATAAGGTTGTTGCATATGATGACGAAGCTCCTATAGATACTATACTAGGAGTTGAGATTTTTCCTGTAATACATGTTAAAACACAAGAAAAAATTTATGTAAGTTTAGAGGACATAAAAGATGAAAACTAAATGGACAGTCATATCACCTCATACTGGAATGGATGAAGATGCACCAGCCAATGCATCTGGTGGTGGTAATGTTGCTGGATTGGGTATAGACCATCCAGATAGGCCAGGCAGCGGTGAGCCGGGCAAGAAAAAGAAGAAAAAGACTCTTATTGATCGTTCCATGATGGACGCTAGAACTAAATCATATAAAACACATCGCGCAAAATTAGAAACAAATAGAGCTGTTCGTCTTGCTCGTAAAGAATCAAAGAAAAGTAAATTTATTGAAAATGTTAAAGATAAATCTTTAAACACAGAAATGGCATACGGTCAAGGATTTGATGTTGCAAAACCTATGGCAGATATGTCAAACATAAATTCTGCAAAGTCTGCTACTGGATATGAAATTTACCACAAAGATTTTTCTAGTGCTATGCAACACGCATATAAATTTGCTAAAAGCAAAGGATACACAGTAGACCCTAAAGAGATTGATGACAAGGTTGCAACTGGGCAAAAGAAACCATCAAAGGGCAAAACAAACAGTTATAATCTTGGAACAAACAAAAAACAAAATGCACACATTCAAGTTTATAATATGGACAACAAAAAATACGAACTAAATATGTATATTAGTTAAGGTGAATAAAAGTGAGCAATATGAAAGATACAAACAATTCATCAGACCTATCAGAATTTTTTAGTGCGTTATCTAAAGAAAAGAAAGATTCTCGTCAAAAATTAGAAGAAGAAATTGCAAATCCTGAAAGTGGGTTGTCCAACCTATTTCAACAATTAGAAGAAGTACACAAAGAAACACAAAAAGTTTCTGAAGAAATTCCTGTCAACAAAAGTCTATCCATTCGGGGATTATCTCCTGATGACCAAAACAAGTTAGTAGCATTTTCTAGCTTGATGAATTCTGTTGACGTTTCGTTGCAAGAAGCACAAGAAGAAACTCCAGAGATTATAAAACCACCTATTGTTGTTGAAGTATTCAACAGCAATTCTGAAAAGGAAACTGATAAACTAGAAGCCTTTTCAAAATTATTCGGCGAGTTAGCTAAGGTTGAAGAAAAACAAGAGCCACAGAAAGAACTTGTTATTGAAGGTGAAATATCTGATGCTGTAAGTGTATTGTCTGGTAAGTTAAATCTTATACCACAAGACATTAATGAACTCACTAAACCTCAAATTGTTGCACAAGAAACTAATGATATAATCTCGGATGTTATTAGTAATCTTGATGACATGAAAGCAAAAACTGAAGTTAAAGAAGAAGTTGATCAAATTACTTCAATCAGAACAGAGTTTGAAAAATTCAAAACTCACATTCAACAACATATATCTAATCAAGGGTTTTCTGGCGGTGGTTCTGGTGAAACTCAACTTAAATATTTAGATGATGTAAGTACAACTGGACAAGAAGATGGAGATGTTCTTACATACAATTCAAGCACAGAAAAATATGAATTAAAAAGTTCTACATCCACTGTAAGTGCTGGACAATTATTAGACCAAGATGGTAGTAATGTTGTTCTTAATGCAACAGATTCTTCTAGCACAAGTGAGGGAGATGATATACTTTTAGAAATTGGTGTTGGCGGTAATAGAGATGTAGACCAAAGTATTTTACAAGAACTTACTTCAAATATTATACCAAAACATGGAGGATCAATTGATTTAGGTTCTCCAACAAGAAGATTTAAAAATATTTATTTAGAAGCAAACACCATTGATTTAGATGGTGCAACAATTAAATCAGATGGTTCTGGTGAAATCTCAATATCAGCTGATGGTGCGATCTTTCCAGTAGGTTCAAAAGATTCAGATGGTAAAATACTTCTTGCTGCTACATCAATTTCAGAAACTTCTGGTGCTCTTTCACTACAAGTACCAAGAAATGTTCCATTGTTTACACAAGCAAGTGGTTTATCAACTGCCGCTGCAAATCTTACATTTTCAGCTATAATAAAAAATAGATCAGTATATACAAACAGTGGACATACATTCTTACTAAGTAATGGTAGTGCTAGACTTGATGCATCTGACGAATTATTCGAATTTTAAATAGGAGATAGAAATGGCAGTAAAAGTCCCAATTAGGGCAGTATTTGATGGTAGTACCGCTACAGGTTTAGCAGAATACCAATCAGGCGAATTTATTAGTTTAACTCATGGTGGACTAGGTGCGTCTCTATCACTCGGAACTGCTAACCAAGTATTAAGAGTTAACTCTGCTGCAAGTTCTATAGAATTTGGAACTATAGTTTCAACGGGTGCTTTAGATTCGGGATCAATTACTTCGGGATTTGGTGCGATTGATAATGGAACATCTAATATACGAAGTGCAACAATCACGGCAGAAACTGCTTTTGTTCCAGATGCAGCTGATGGTGCTTCTTTAGGAACATCTTCATTAGAATTTTCTGACTTATTTCTTGCAGATGGTGGTACTATTACTTTAGGTAATGGCCAAGATGTAACTATAACGCATGTTGCAGATACAGGTATTGAAATTAAAAATGTTAGTACCTCTGGAAACTCTGGTGTTGGTGCTGTTCTTAGTTTACAAACTGGCGATACAGATATTGCTGTAAACAATGTTCTTGGTCAAATTGACTTTCAAGCACCAGACGAAGGTTCTGCATCTGATGCTGTTTTAGTTGCAGCCAGTATTGCTGCTGTCTCTGAAGGTGATTTTAGTTCATCTAATAACGCAACCAAGTTGAGTTTTAAAACAGGTGCATCTGAAGCTGCTACAGAAAAAATGTCATTGAGTTCTGGTGGTAATCTAACTATTTCTGGTAACGTAAGTGTCGGTGGTGACTTAGACGTTACTGGTAGTTTGGATATGAGTGATGCTAACTTAACAAATGTTGGTAGTATTCAGTTAGACTCTATCGCTGGAGATGGAGACACAAACTCCTCAATTACATTCTCTGGTTCAGATGTAATTACAATCGCAACTGGTGGAACTACTGCAGCAACCTTTAACGCAAATCAAATACTAACTTTAGCAGATGACCTTATCATTAAGGATGGGGGTACTATTGGTTCATCTTCAGATGCTGATGCAATTACTATTGCTTCAAGCGGTGTTGTAACTATGGGTCAAATACCAGTTTTTAGTGCTGGTGTAAATGTATCTGGAGGAACTATCGCAGGGACTCTAGCAACTGCTGCTCAAACTAATATAACAAGTCTTGGTACACTAACAGCATTACAAATAGATAACATTAATATTAATGGTAATGCTATTAGTAGTACTGCTGGTACAGATTTAACAATTACACCAGTATCAGGTCAACAAATTGTTCTTGATGGTACTATTGTTGTTGATGCTGGTGTGGTTACTGGTGCAACTAGTATTACATCAACTGCATTTGTTGGTGATATAACTGGTGATGTTACAGGTACGGCCGATGTGGCCACAGTTGCTACTACGGTTACAATAACAGATAACGAAAGTACAGACGAAAGTAATGCTATTATCTTTACTGCTGGTGGTGATGTTGACGGTGGTAATATTGGTCTTGAATCAGACGGCACACTAACATACAACCCAAGTACAGGTAAAATAACTGCTACTGGGTTTGTTGGTACATTAACAGGTAACGTAACTGGTAACTTGGCTGGTACAGTTTCTACTGCAACACAAAATTCAATAACAACTGCAACTGGCCTAGTGTCAGTCGGTGCATTAGACTCTGGTTCTATTACTTCTGGATTTACAAGTATTGATGTTGGTTCTGGTGCAATTACTACTACTGGTACAATTACCTATGGAGCATTAAATGATGGAACAACTGCTCTGAGTGCAACCGCAGCAGAATTAAATATACTAGATGCAAGTGCTGGAAATACAGCAGTAGCTTCTGATGTTGCATCAAGTGCTGGTGCAGTCACATCAAATAATGCTAAAATATCACACACTATTACATTAAATGCTAACTTAGCAGACGATGCAATACATGCAGATATTGTAGTTACAACTGATAAATGCCTTGCAACATCAGTTGTGATGGCAAGTTCAAGCTTAGCAGTTGGTATTAATATACATACTATTGCAGCTGGATCATTTAAAGTATCAATAACCAATCTAACAGGTGCTCAAATGGATGATGATTCAACACTTGTTGTGAACTATCGGGTAATATAATGAATAAGGAGAATATATAATGTTAGGTCAACAATTTTACCATGAAACTATAAGAAACGTCATTGTTGCGTTTGGAACTATGTTTAATAGTGTTCAGATTGTTCGCAAGAATAATTCTGGAGAAGTAATACAGGCAATGAAAGTACCACTTGCATACGGGCCTCAACAAAAGTATTTAACTCGTTTGAACGCAGATCCTTCTGTATCAGCTGCAACATCTATTACTTTACCAAGACTTGGTTTTGAAATTGGTGCATTAACATACGATTCTGCTAGAAAATTAAATCGTGTACAAAAATTTAAAAAAGTTAAATCTTCTAGTGCAGATGCAAATAAATTAGACACACAATTTATGCCAGTTCCATATAATTTAGAAATTACTTTATATGCCATGGCAAAAAACTCTGATGATGCGTTACAAATTGTAGAACAAATTCTTCCATACTTTCAACCAGATTATACATTAACTATTAATTATATGGAAGATATGGGTATTAAAAGAGATGTTCCTATTATTTTAAATAGTGTTGGTTACGAAGATAATTATCAGGGAGACTTTGAAACAAGACGAGCAATCATATACACATTTAGTTTTACAACTAAGTTTTATCTATATGGCCCAATTACTTCTTCAAGTGTTATCAAAACTGTTACAGTAGATCAATATACAAATATGCCTGCGGTTACTCCAACAAGAGAACAAAGATATACGGTAACACCTTCCCCATCAACTGCTGACGCTGATGATGATTTTGGATTTAATGAAACCACATCGTTCTTTCAAGATGCAAAAAATTATGATCCAGTATCAGACACGGATGTTAAAAAAGGTGGATAATTTATATGAGCAATGTAACTAATTTAGTAGATGAAGCTTTAGGAATATTTGACCCTGTAAAATCTGCATTTAAAGAAACTGCAAAAACTCCGTCTAAAGTGCCTACGGTGATTACACCAGCTTCTTCTGAAGACGATATTGATAATGATTATAAGTATCAAAGAGAAAATCTTTATAGTCTAATTGAACGTGGTCAAGATGCTATTGATGGTATTTTAGAACTTGCAAAAGAAGGTGAGCATCCACGAGCATATGAGGTTGCACTTAACGGTATCAAGCAAGTAGCTGATGTTACAGAGAAACTTGCTGATTTGCAAGATAAAATGAAAAAACTCAAAGAAGTACCTGGCAGTAATGCACCAAAGAGTGTTACCAATGCATTATTTGTTGGATCAACTGCTGAATTACAAAAGATGTTAAAAGGTAAAACTGATGGTTGAAGCTACCTATCTAGGTAATCCTAATCTTAAAAGAGCAAATGTAACTCAAGAATGGACTAAAGAAGAACTTGTTGAGTATCAAAAATGTATGG